ATCACAACATTCCCAGCGACCGAAACGTAAATCGCGCGCGGTCTGATTGCCAAATCCTCATCAGCAGGCGTGATGGCGAAATGACGATTGGCCGGGCCGCTGATCCCGGTTGCGGTGCTTTCAAAGATGTCAATCATGGCGAGCCTCTATGTGGTTTGGTGCATCATAGCACAAGCCGTCACGCCCTGAAAGCGTCACGCAGGATATGGAAACCTTGCGCGGATCTCCTCGCGCTTGGCCAGCCATTCGGCCTCGGTGCTTTCGCCTGCTTGCCATTGGAAGAACAGGGGGTCGGCCTCGGCCTGATATGCGGCTTGACGTTTGGCTTCAGCGATAGTTCGCAGTTCATCATCAGTTGGCGCTGGCGGCTCTGGGGGCGCAACATACGGCGCGGCGGCGGCTTTGGCAGCGTTGAACACCTCCGCCCCAATAGGCTCGACATCATTCGGATCAGCGGTGAATGGTATCCAGCCATAGACGGGATGATTGATCTCGCAGTCAATCGCGCCAGATGCTGTGAAGATAGGGTTGCGATATTCCATCAGCTAATCCTCAGCCAAAGGGTTGCGCCAAAAATGGTGGTCAATGGAAGTTCTCCACCCCCGCCCGTTTCGGTGTGGTCATAAAATCCCATGCATCGCCAAGTCCCTGACAAAGCAGACCCAACAGAAAATTGTGCGGTTGATTGTGATGCTGACACAGAAAAAACTGCGCTAGTCGGGACTAATTGACTGCCTGCTCTAGTTGACCCAAAAACAACATTAGATGCTGTCGTAGATCGTGCGAAAACATAAGTCCCAATTCCGCCAGCGCTTTGGTTTGCTATCCTGTCTGCCACGGTTGATACGGGAAGCGCGGCAGGTTGAATCGGTGGCGCGCCCGCGTCACCATTAGCAATTGCAATAGGGTTGTCTCGCAGCGCCTGAATGGTCGTGGCAAACGGAAGCGCCCCAACCGAAACAAGCGCGTTGTCAATGTTCGTCCATGCCATGTTTCACCTCATAGCCATCGGAACGGCAGTGTGTTGCCCGCTCCATCTGTTCCACTTGCATCGACCCACGCGCCAACCTCGGTCGTGGGGGCCGTTTCGTCATCCGCCACCCAGACCCAGAACACGCCGCCGCTCTCGTTATCCTCGGCCATGAACTGATATTCACCGCCCTGCGTGACCGTCTCGGCGCTCGTGATCAGCCAATTGGCAACGCGGATAGACCCGTCTGGATTAACATACAGGAAGTGCGAGACATTCGCCACGTCCCCGGTCCAGATGCTTTCGATGTCTTTCGCCGTGAGACGGAATTGGATGTGCTTGCGAACATCCCGAAACTTCAGCAGCCATGCATTTGATAGCGACGATGCAATCACGTTGCTGTTGATCCAGCGGCAGAAAATTTCTTTCGGCTTGGCCTCGCCATATTGCCGCTCTGCCTCGGCGTCGATCCGAACCTCGGCAAGCGAATAGCTAAATTTGTCGCGCGGGTTCAGGGTCGGATTGCGAAGCCCGTAATAAACATAAACCTGCGAAGCCCGATCTTTCGGCACTTCCTCAATCACGAAGCTGTCCGCAATGATGTCGGCTTCCTGAGTGATTAGCACAGGCGCAGGAACGGGCCTCTCAGCCCGAAGTCTGATCTTCTGCACCCTCTCATCCCACCAGATGTAGGATAGCCCCTGCTGGGCCAATTCTCCGACCAGTTGCTGCACGGGAACAGGATCAGCGATGTGAGATGTGAAGTTATAGATCAGACGATAGGTGTTGAACTCATCATCCCAGTCGGTCTTGGTGATGTAGACAGCCGGAATGCCGCCGTAGTTGACCAGCAGATCATAGATGATGTCCGAGAACGGTTGGGCCTCATAGCTGAGAACTTCCTGCACGCGGTCGAATTGATTGTGCGCCGCTGCGGTCGTATTCAGCACCCCTCGCGTCAGGCCAGTGAATAGAACATTCGAACCGGATAGCGACCTACCAGTATAGGCGATGATCTCGTTGTTGATACGAATCCTGCCCGACGCTGGATAATCCGCAACGACAGCCCCGGCCACAGAAAGCGATGTTGCCACGTTGGTGATGTTCGCCGCCAGAGATCCGGGCGAAAGCCTTGGGGCCGTCACTTCAGTATCCGTCACCTTCCGCAGGATGTCCTTTGCAACGATGCGAACCTGCGACCGGGATGCGTCGATCTTCTCAATCGAATATTCCCGCTTGATCATCTCATCCAGCGACTGCCCGAAATAGCCGTCATAGATGTTCAGGATGTAGCCCGTATGGAACGGGTTGCGCGCGAGCCACTTGGTCCAGAAACTGCCCTGCGTGATCGGGTCATAGCTGCGATCTGCCAGATAAGGGTCAAGCCCCACGTCGTTGAATGGGAAGTCCTTAATCGCCACATTAGTCACGGCACGGATGCCAAGCGGTGACATGTTGTCATCGCCCCCGGCCACGTTCAAGACGGTCGGCGCGGTATCCACGGCTAGTAGGGCAGGGATTGCAAGCGCTGGGTTGAATGCCTCTGACGTCGGAGCGACAGTAAAACCCTCGCCCAGAAGGGGGCTATCCGTCTCATCCAGAAGGTCAACATCAGTCTCGTCAAGCAAAGCCCCCGTAATCGGGCCGCTATATTCCAGAGCATTGGACCCCGGAGCCACAAAACGAAGCGTTACTTGCTCTGACAGATCAAGCGCCGTGATGAACTTGCAAGTCTTGTCGGTGTTGTAACACGGAATGCCAACGGCTTCGCACGCGCCAACGCCAAAGGTGCGAGAGCAAAGCGGCTGCACGATCTCGACGATCTGCAAAGGCTCGCGGGTGAAGTCTGCGTTGCTCATTACGAAGTCAATTCCGCCGAAAACATATACAGAGCCTGATGGTCCACAGGTCCAGCGCCGATAGACTGGACGTTATAGTTCGCGGTAATACCTGTGCTATTCAAAGTAACGGATGTCGCGTTTACGCTTGTCACACCAGAAAATGTAACAGATGGGGTGGCGCGCATTGTGACAGGGTGCGGGTAATGCCTAGCGTCCACCCAACCGGAATCGCCAGCATCCCATCGCGACCTTAGATTAATCTGCTGATAGAACCTTTGGCACAATGCCAATTCTTGCCCGAGTGACCGCAATTCAAACGGCGTTGCGGTTATGCCCGCCTCTAGCTGAACATCGGTAAAAGTGCCGGACGAAAACACTACAACGACATTTGCATTTGCCGTCAGCGTAAAGGTTTCGCCCTTTGCCCGCGCAGTCCCGTTGACCGTAACTGTAGCGTCACCATCCCAGTTCAAAACATAAGAGCCGCCGACGATATTCGCGCCCTCAATTACCTGCCCGACGCCACCTGTTGCGGTCATAACGCGCCGTGCATTGGTGCCCGTAAATGAAAGGCTTTCGCCTGACGTGACCACAAACCACCGATCAAGCGAAAATTGATTTGCCCCTGTTGTTGCTGTGCCGCTGACATATCCGCGCTGATTAATACGGCCAGAGCCGTTGATGATCAGATTGCGACCGGACAATGATCTAGCAGGAATGCGCCTACTATTGCTATCAACAACGGCATATAGCAGATCATCTGCGTCAAGGATTGTTGCTAACGGAAGATCGGTAATTTTAGGCATGTGATCACTCCAAGTATCCAGTGATTGAAAGCGAAACCTGCATCAAATTCTTGATGCCCATGTTGCTAGGCGTCGGGGTGTCGTCCGTCCAGCACCATGCCACGCTTTCCGGCATCTTCGAAGGGTTTTGGATCAGCCCGAAAGGCGTCTGAGGCAGGGACAACGAGAACGGCTCAAAGTTGGCGCGATACCAATCCGCTGTGAGATGCGCCCAGTTCATCTGCGTGCGCCGCGCCTGCCGCTGGATCGTCCGCCCAAGCCACTGCCCGGTTTCGCTCATGCTGTGCCGCGTCTCGACGATCCGGTTGAGGCCTATCGGTTCAACCCCGCCAAAAACGGCCTGCTGCATTTGCAGCGCCTTGCCCGCGCGGATGATGCCGACTGTAGCCGTTTCAGGAGCGCCAGAGATGGACAGCCGAACCTCGCGCACGCTATATGCAACGCCCGCGTCGTTGAACATCACGGCGATGGTGGAGTTGTCAGTCGGGGTCACGGTTGCCCGCGTTGTGAAGGCACCGCCAACTGTAGCCGCTGTTTGCACAAGGATCGTCGCCCCGGCCAGCGAATGCGCCGCGATGAAAACCGTATCCACATCAGCGTCAGCCGCCGTCTGGATCGTCCAATCACCAGATGTCGCACCGAGTTCCCACCGCTGAAAAGTATAGTCATTCGCCGCCAGCGCACCGCCTGTGCCGTCTGCCGTGATGGTCCCGGTGATCGGCGCATATAAGATCCGCGCATGGGTCAGTGGCTCATTGCTGCTAACGGCGTATCCGCTTGTCGATAAGGTCATGATACAGTCGCCCTGATCAGAGTTGAGCCGTCACGCTGCGATTGGTTGATTGCCCCGACAATTTGACGCACGAGACGATCAGAGATGCCGAAAGGATCATTTGTGACGCTGAAGTTGAGCGTCTGTGATGCCTGCGGGGCCGCTGCGGACGCTGGGGCTGCCGCCGCCGTTGCTGTTGCGCCACCAGTAGATGCCACAGCACCGCCGCTCTTGTTGACGCCCTTGATGGCGCTGACAAACCCGATGCCCTTAGCAAGCACCGTAGCTGCGGCAGCGAGGTTTTGGGGGAAGGGCAGCTTCAACGCCTCAGCCGCACCCTGATATGCGCCGATCAGGGCTTGGGCTGCACCGAACACCTTGGCAACTTTCAGCGCCTTTTCATTCGTCTGGCCCATCGCATTGAGGATTTCAGCGCCAGCGCCCAGAACGGTGTGAAGATCAGCCGCCGCGCCCAGTTCGCGAATGCGTGACAGGCGGTCTTGATGTTCCTTGGCAAGCCGTTCAATCGCCGCCTGCTTTCCACCAATAGCTGCCAACTCCGCATCGGTTGCGCTGTCAATCAACGCCTGCCCCTCGGCATACCATTGCGCCACGGTTTCCCGCTCGGTCATCAGCCCTTCCATGAGGGTTTCAAGGCGGGTTGCAAGCTGCTCGCGCAATGCCTCATTCGGATCAACGCCGCCACCGCCAGCATCGTCGCCCGTGATAAACTCTCCACCCATGCTCGCAAGCAAGGCGTCAGTGGCCGTTGGGTTGACTGTGCCGCGTCCGCTTGATGTGTATCTGCGCGGCGGGATCAGACTTCCTTCCGGCGTCAATCCTGTTCCTGTTGTAACTCCGGGCCTGCCACCGGGCAATTCCTGCCTAAGTTGAGTTGCAAATCCAAGCGCAAGCGCAACGGCTTGCCCAAGGCGCGTCACTTGGCTAGTCACGCCAGATATGTCGATGCCTTTGAAGTCTGCAAACTGCGCAATCAGGGCTGCAACACGGCCCTGCAATTGCTCCATTTTGGCGCGGAAATCTTCGGCGTCGATTTCTCCATCTTCCAGTTCTTGACGGGCTTTTTTCATTTCACCGATAAAGCCGCGAAGAACCTCGGATGCCCCAATCTCGCCAATGTCGTCAAGCCGATCTGCAAAGTTCGTAAGCCGACCTTCAGCCAATATGGTCTGCTGGTTCAGGGCGTTCATGCCATTGCTGACGCCCTTAACCTCGCTTTGCAAATCTGCAAGGCTGCCACCAGCTTTGATGATCTCATTAACCAGATCCGCACCCAAAACCTGACGGGCTTTTTCAATGCTGCCGAAAAACTCCTCAAGTGTAATTCGTGCGCCGACGACCTTGGCGGCAAACTCAACAAGCCCGTTTGCTACCCGTTCAATTGACGGCGCAACTGCCCCAGCCATTTGATTGCCAAGACCAGTAAAAACCATTCCCAGACGCCCGACAGCATCATTGGCCCGCTCGACGCCTTGCGCAACATCCTGCGCCACCGCGATGCCAAAACGCTGTTGGAACGCCGCTGCATTCGCTGCCGCCGCGCCATATCCATTGAGCATGTTGATTGCATCACGGCCAGAGCGTCCAAAAACCTCCATCGCCATCGCGGTCTTTTCCGCCGGGTCTGTAATCTTGTTCAGCGCATCAGCGATCTTGGCAAACTGCGCATCAGGCTCCAGCCCCTGCAAGTCACGCATTGACAGGCCAAGCCGCCCGAAGGCATCAACCTGTGCCTGTGTGCCTTGTCCCAGTTCCACGATGTTGCGCTGCATCAGGCCAAGCATCGATGACAGCTTGCCCGTCTCAACGCCAGCTTCACCAGCCACAAGGCTCATCTTCTGAAACGCGGCTGTGGTCAAGCCAAGGCTGCGCGCCTGCTTGGTCAGAACGTCGATGTTGGCAAGGCTTTCTTTGGTCAGCGCCACCATAGCAACGCCAACAGCGGCAACACCAGCAGCACCCACCTTGGCAAACTTGGCAATTGCTGCCTGCGCCCCGGTCAGCCCTTTAGTAAGGCCATCCGTTTCGGCTCCGATCTTGACTGAAAGAGGCGGCAAAGCCATTAGATCGTCCCTTCGTCCATAAACCCTAGCAGATCGTCAATGTCCGAAGACGTGAGTTTGCCAGCGAACTTTCCAGTCTCGTTTCCATCCGGGGTTTTCATTTCAACCTCCAACAGAAACTCCGGCAGCGTCATGTCCCAAAACTCACTAGGCGGAAGGTCTATAGCCCTTGCCAACTTATACAGCGCGTCCCAGTCAAGCGGCTCAATCTCGCCCCCGCTTACGCCGCCTTGCTGGGGGCGTCCGGCTTTTTTTCATTCGGCTCCGGCATGATGCAGGAACACAACGCAGACTTGAGCGCTTGCAAATCATCGACTTCCATCGAAACGATAACCGCCAGCGCCTCGTCCTCGGTCATCTTTCCACCGCTGGCCGTCACCATCTCCGAGAGGATGAAAGCCATATCAGGCATAGAGCCTGCCGATGTTTGCAGGAAAAACATCACTTCGACCAGATTAAAGCGCGGGTTTTCGGCCTTGCCCTTCATCTCAATCCGACGCAACAGCCTATTTGACGGGGTGATTACATAATCAGCCCCGCCAATGTTCAGGCTCACATCACGGAAAACACCCATGCGTTAAACCGCCGTGAACGTGACAGTGCCGCTCGACTGGATGTTTGCCGTGAACGTCACCGCGTCCGCCTGCTCGCCGCCCAGCGTCATAGCCGAGAGGAACCAGTCGCCAGTGAAAGAACCGATGCCGTCAATCTCAACGGTATATGCTGCCAGAAGGCCAGACGCCGCACCCATTGCCACAGCGATGATCGTGCTATCGGTTAGCACGCCCTCAACGTCAGCGTCCACCGAACGAACGCCGACATCTGCCAGCATCGTGCGCCAGCCCGCGTCGTCCTTGTCAGTGATGTCAACAGGCTCGTTGTTGATCGACAGATTGTCAGTCCGAGCGCCTGCGATAGCGGTCAAACCCTTTTTGATGCGCATCTTTCTGCCGGATTGTGCAGCCATTTTAGTCTCCTAATTTACGGGGCCACAGGGCCGACGATGTTGCTGAATGCAACGGTTGATCCACGAGAGTTTGTTGCCGTCATACGGGCGCGCACATACTTGCCAGCCTGCCCGACAGCGAGAACGCGGGTTGCCCCTGTTGCGCCGCTGATATCCGCCCACGTCGGGGCATTCGGATCTGAAAGCGTGCTTTCCTGCCACTGGGTGGCGTAGGTGATTGTCGCATCGCCCGCCCATGTGCCAGTCGTCCGCGTAAGCGTCTGGCCCACTGTGGTCGTGCCAGTAACGGCAGGCAGAACGGTGTTATACGGGGCCAGCGAGACGGTCAAAACGCCGCTGCTTTCAAAGTTGGCAGTAAACGTCACGGTGTCTGCTTGCTCAGCGCCGAATGTCATGGCCGAGAGGAAGAAGTCGCCCGTGATGTTGGCGATCCCGTCCAGCAGGCAAGCCCCGCTGTCGATCAGGAGATTGCCTGCCGCCATTGCTTGAGCAATCGTTGTGCTGCCTTTAAGCACGCCCTCAACATCGCCAGAGACGGAACGAACGCTCACGTCACCAAGCATGGTGCGCCATCCAGCGTCATCCTTGTCGGTGATATCAACAGGCTCTGCATTGATAGCAAGATTGTCCACGCGAGCACCAACGATGGCCACGCTGTCTCTGCTGATCCGCATTTTTCGGCCAGAAATAGCCATGTTTTAACACCCTTCGTTTGCCAAGTTATACCACGAGGGCTATGCCAAGTAAACAACACGGAAAAGCATGATGGCCTGCCGCGTCTTGCCGTCAGGATCATCGGTCAGCGTCAGGCTTTCAAACTCTGTCGTGATGTGATCGACGCCCGTGATGGTCATTGGCTGCCTGTGCATCCGAGAATAAACTGCATCAGCGATGCCCTTGATCTGCAAGTCCGACGATGCCCGCGACCAGATGCTGACCTGCACTACGACCTCGCCGCCAGTGTCGTCTTTGGTATCATACGGGCCGAAAGTATCATTGCCGATGGTGATGTAGGGGAATTGCGCAGGAGCGCCGCTGTCCGTCGCCTGAGGCACGTCTGTGAATATTGCTGAAACGCTATACGCAGCAGAGAGAAGCCCCGTCACGGACACGTCGTTGAGACGGGCGTAAATACCAGATTGCAATGCAGCCGCTTTGATCATCTTGTCAGCCTCGCCAGTGCGGTTTCCATGCGCTTCCGATATTTAGGACGCGCATCCTCAACAGCCGGAACCCATGCAGGACGCGGCTTGATCTCCTGCGTTCCAAACTCCAGCCATTCGCCATACTTCACGTCGTTGGAAACCTCCGCAGACATCTTGCCAGTCATCTTGTAAACCGTGGCGCTGGCCAGCCTGCCCGTATCAGTGGCTGGGGCTTCCCCCGGTGCTGATGCCTGATGCGTGCGGGTCGGATTTGTCTTTTCATATACGATGCCAGTCTTGGGGCCGCGCTGATACCGCTTTACGATGTCGCCCCGAACCTCAATAGCCGTGGCTTGGACAACTTGCGCAGCCGCCCGCTCACCCTCTTTGCCCAGCTTCTTGAGCGCCTTGATCAAATCGTCTGCGCCGTCAATCTCAACCGCCCGTGCCATCAGGTCGCCACCCCGCCCGACAGATCAATCTCCAGCCACTTATCGGCAAACTCCATGTTGTTAATTGCCGTGATGTTGTAGGCCTTGCCCCGAATAACAATTCGGTCTGCCTCGGTGATGCTGGCATTGTATCGTGTCGTGATACGCAGCGAAGGTCTGGCCTCTATCCGATCACTAGCAAATACCTCACGCCCGGTCACGGATTTGACCATTGCCCGCGTTGGTGCGCCTGACAATGCTGCCCACGTTTCGGTCCAGCCGCCCGCGCCATCGGTCGTGCGGGTCAGCCGCTGCACTGCAATCGCTGTCTGCAACATCCCTGCCGTCATATCGCAGCACTTCATGGCAACACCTCGATTGCATCGAAACCGATTGAAACATCAGTTGTGGAAGATCCGGTCTTCGCCAGAAAGCCAACATCGCTCAACGCATCAATCCTGATCGGCGGATCAAAGGTAAACTGTTGTGCGCCGGAAAATTCTGGCAACTCCCACAGCAAAGTCATCGGGCTATAGGGCGCGGAGGTTTGCAGAATATTGGGTCGCTTGAACATCACGATGTTGGCTTTGTTTGACGCAAACGACTGCACCCTGATGTTTTGAATATAGAAGGCGCGATGCCGAGGGACAGAATAAGCAGCGATTTCACTCTCTCCGCGCGGAATATCTGTGTCTTGAATGGTCGCCCAGAGATTGCCAGCCGTATCTTCAATGTTGATCGTGCCGACATGAGACAGCGCCGCCTGCGTGGCATAGGTGCCAGAAGTCTCCACCATAGCATCAGTCAGCCGCAGAAATAGCGTTTGGGATGTAGCCGATGCAGACGCCCCCGCAGTGACAATGACTTCAGTGACAAAATCACCATTAGCATCAAGCCCTGTCAGGCGAATAGAGCGCGCTCCAGCGCCATTGGCAGTATCAGCGGCATTGCCCCCGGCCCGAATCCGCAAGGCCACTACAGCGCCAGCCTGAGGCGTCCTGTAAACCCCTGAACGGGCAATTGGCACAAATGTCCCGCCAACAGCAGTATTTCGGCCAAACTGGCGAATGGCCCGGCATCCAGATGCAAGCCCGCGCGCAACATCAAGGCCGGATGGATATGTCATATGCGAGCCGTCCGATAACGATTGATCACAGATGCTGCACCGCTCATTGCCATTGCCTCGACTGGATCGCACCCATCGCCGCGATGGCTGTAGAAATATGCAGCAAGACTGCGAACTGCCCGCTTCAGCGGTGCCGGAACATCAACAGCAAGCGCGCCATATCCTGCATAATAGTCAATCTGGATCGCGTTTGTAGGCCGCAATGCGATAGGCCATGTCGCCCCGCTCTGGAGCGCAAGCCTGCCGGGCTGCTGATTGGTATCCACGTCAAAGGTATTGCCGACATTGACCACAGCGGATGTGCTGTCCTCGTCAAAAACGGTTACGCTGTCGATTTCAATCAATGGATAACGCGGCAAGTGAAGATCCGCAGGAGCGCCGTAAAGCATGTTGATATGCCCATCCCGAACCCCGTCCCACCATTCCTGACGCGCACCGGGCCACTGATCGATAGTCAGCCGCCATTTCTGCCTGATCAGCGACAGCCCGGATGCCTGTTCAATCTCGGCACGCGCCTCGGTGATCAGCGCAGTCAGATAGGTGTCTTCGCTCGTGTCATCAATCCGCAGATGCGCTTTCAATTCTGCAAGCGTTACAGGCTCAATAGATGGCTCATCGATGATGACAGAGCCTTCATATTGATACAGATGGACAGCTGGACGCAGGCTCATTTCTTGGCCCTCCGGCGCTTTGTCTCAGGGACAGCTTCAACCTTTGTCTCTTCGCGCGGGTCAAACATCCGTTGTGCTGCGTGATCGGAAAGCGCCCATTCAGCCACTTTGCCAGTCACTATCTCTCCGAAAGAAAATATCTGCACCATCGCACCATCAGGCGCGCAGCGGTATCCGTCTTTTTTGGTGATTTTTGCTTGGGTCATCATTCCCTCCTGCTCTCAGTGATGGGGCCAGCCGAAGCCAGCCCCACTGACAAAGATCAGGTCTGAGGCGCAATGTGCAGATGGCTTTGCACAACGACATCTGCCGCACCCGCCTGAAGATAGCGAAGTGTGCCAGTATATCCGACAACAAAAGCGCCGTTGTCTTCGCGCACCGTGGAAAGCGTGCCAGCAGCAGGAGCGGCAAAGCCGGATGCTGCCGAATCAGACACCAACACACGGGCAGTCGGATCGGTAAGGCCAACAACGATAACGCTGTCCGAACCCTGAAGGTCGATGCTGTCGCCATTGTCGCCAACAGACACCTTTACGTTTGAAGCAAGATCACGCATCGGTTTTCTCCCTTAAATGCGTTGAGGAAAAGCAGGGCCAGAATGGCCCCGCCCGATGATTAGGATGCCGAGAACTCGATCAGCTTGATCGCTTCGAAGTTCACAACGTCGCCGCCCACACGCTTGGTGGTGTAGAACTCAACATACGGCTTTGCCGAATACGGATCGCGCAGCGTGCGGATGCCCACACGGTCAACGATCTGATAGGCAGAGCGCATGTCGCCAACGGCGATGGACAGCGAACCCGTTGCCGGATCAGGCATGTCCTCAAACGCAGCTACAGGGTAGCCCAGCAGCGTTGCAGGCTGACCAGCCGCAATGCCCGGCGACCACAGATAGGCACCATCGCTGTCTTTCAGCTTACGGGCCAGCTTCGTCGTGGCGCGGTTCATGAACCACGTCGCGTTTGCACGATACTGCGCCTTCAGGCCATACAGAGCGTCGATCAGAGCATCGCCACCGCTGGGGGCAGAAGCGAATGCGCCGTTTGCCCCAGTGTTGATGCGCTCAATCGTGCCCGGCAGGGTGGTGCCGTCAGCATAGGACAGGAAGCCACGCGGCTTGTTGACGCCATTGCCTGCAACGAATGCAGCGGCCTCATCACGCGCGAACTTCTCTGCCACTTTCTGCGCCAGCCACGTTTCCAGATTGATCTCGGCGTCGTCGAGGATCTTCTGGGTGGCTTTCGGCTTGGCATACAGTTCGTGGACGGGAATGCGCCACTTGCCAAGCTGCGGGGTGCCAGTTTCCGAGCGCGCGTCAGTTTCGCCAACCCAACCCGAAGATGCTTCTTCAAGGTCAAACAGGCCTTCCAGCGCGTCGGTGCTGATGACTTGGATGGACGCATAGGCGCGCATCGGGGAAGTCTCAAACACTTTGGTGACGATCTGGCCCGACATGTCCGGGTGAACGACATAGCCGCCATCGGGATCGTTGCCGACCGACAGTGCTTTCTTTTCGTCAGCGCCGATGATCTCGTCACCCTTGCGCAGGAACGAATTGAATGCCGACTTGTAGCCGTCCAGATCAGATGCGCCGAACTGCTCAACACGGGTGCCGCGCGAGCGTGCTACCATGTTTGCCCAGTGCATCGCCTTGGCGTCGAGGTTGATCTCGTTGCCGTTCTCATCGGTCACAGTGCGGTTCTGGCGCTTGATCGACAGCTCGAACTGGTCGAGGCGTGACTGCTTGGCGTCCATTTCCTTTTCGATCTTGGCGATCTTTTCGTCCAGCAGCGGGTCTGCCGCGCCTTTCGATTCGATCTCCTTGATGCGCTGATCGTTGGCTTCTTTGAAAGCCTCAAAACCGCGCTTCACGCCGTCAACGGCCTCGGCCAGTTGTTTTGCGTCAAAGTCACTCATTGGAAAATCTCCTTCAGCTGAGTGAGTTGCAGATGAAGGGCTTTTAAGCCCTCGCTATCAACCTGCTCGGCTACATCGTCCCGATGAGCGGCAAGGCCGTTGAAGCCGTCAGCCGCAATGGCCTTGGCTTCGCTCTGAGTGAAGCCCACGTCCCGTAAGGCTTTCTCAAATTCTCGAATTGTCGTGATAGATTTGACAGCCGTTATCTTGGCGTCAGGCAGCATCGGGAATGTCACGAGCGATACCTCGAACAGATCCACCTCCATCAACTTGCGGATGCGCCCTGCGCCCTCTGGCACGGCTTCAATGGTGCGGTATCCAATCGACATGCTGTCAATCGCGCCTGCGCGCATCAGGGCCATAGCTTCGGCTCCCTTCTGCACGTCCTTCAGGATGCGCCCCTTGACGTAAAGGCCGCGCTCATCCTCACGGATTTCATCCCATACACCGATGGGCTGTGCCATGTCGTGCTGCCAGAGCATCTTGACCTTGCGGCCCGATCCGATGGACTTGGCAAACGCGCCGCGCTCTACAACATCCATTCCCTGATCAACGATGCCGAAGACAGAGGCATAGCCCTCGAAAACGCCATCCTGATCCGGCTCTTTCTTGATCTCGAAACCGACTGCCTTGTGTTCGACTTGGCTCATGTGCTTTGCATCCTCTTGCCTGCCGATGCGCTCGGCCCACGTCCTGCCCGGATCACCGCCCCAAAGATCCCACGCGATGCGCCATGCAGTAGGCCCACCATCAGGTTCTTTGTCGTTGTAATGATCAGAGCGGTTTGTGCCGTGACGGGCGAAGAAAGACCGCATCCGCGCCACGGTTTCGTCAGATAGGTTTGCCCGGTTGGCAATGTCACGCGCCCGCGCAACGCCCACCTCAGTGCCGCCACGCCCGTATTCCTTGCGCCATTCCAAAGCCCGCGCGGCAACCTTGGCCATCTCGTCAGTCGGCTTGTAGCCCTCGGCCTTCTCGCCCCAGAGCGAGTTACAGACTGCGAAACGCTGATCAGCATCGGGAAAATCCGCAACTGCCTCTGCATCGCTCATGCAGCGGTCAAGGAACTCATCGCGGGTCTCGTCTGCGCTTGGTGTCGGCATGTTGCCTCTGCAAATTTGCAAACAGATATAGCACGGTTTGCAAACTGCCACAACAAGGCGCATGAGCAACAAAAAAACCGCCCCCGAAGGAGCGGATTAAGGATTATTCAAGCCACGCCCAAGCGTGGCCTAGCTTTATCCTTGAAACCATTGTCGGGGTAATTCCCCAAGCCTTTGCTATCTCAACGCCGCTGACCTTTCCGATCATTTTTCTGATCTGCCTAACATCGTCTTCCGTCAGCTTGTTTGTGTGGATCGCAGTGCCTCTGCGCAAAGTGCCATGTATCAGCTTATCGGCTTGGTTTTCTTTTGGCGTCTTCCATGCAAGATGACGCGGGTTCATGCACCCTTCATGGCCCTTTCCGCAAGTGTGAGCCGCGTGATAGCTTTGATCTGGCGGATTGCCATGCGCCAAGATGCACATGTATCGTGATGCTGCATAATTCTTTCCGCTCACTTGCACTGTTCCGCGACCCTGAGAAGCCGTTGAAAAAGGCCACTTTAAGCAATTATTACCCTGATATAATACGTTTTTTTCTATCCACCGTATTCCTCTGCGATATCTGTCAGATGTAGCAAGTGCGTCCCCATTGTTCTTCAGTCGCAGATAATGCTTCTGGCAAAATCCCTTGCTGGAATGGGGCTTATCGCACCCTTCAACTGTGCATATTTTGTGTTTGCTTTGCCTGTCAGTCAAGCTAACCGTTGCATCGCCGTGCTTTAGCCATCTCATATAATGCATAGCGCAATATCCCCTTGCGCATCCTTTTCCTTTAGACGGCCTATCGCATCCATCAGCAGAACAAATCATTTCAACCTCCATGTGTGAAGGTCATATAATTTCAGCTTTTTATTTTATTGTCAATCCGATGCAACGATGTGGCTCACACCGCAGCGGCAGTTGATAATGTTGCCCGCGCTGCCCGCTGGATCGCCCGGATACATCAGCGCCTCGCCGCCGACGTCAAATGCCTGATCCATGTCAACGATCTGCCCATTAGCCTGATCGTGATCTGGCCGGGTGCGCTCATCCTCGGCTGCAACCCACTCTTTGCGCAGCTTTATCCCCGTGGCTCTGGCCGCACCATCCGCGCCGTAGTTTGCCGCGCCATGCGTCTCGGTCCGGGCTATCAACGCGCCGCGATGCCGTGAAATGATGCCGACATTTCCCGCGATCCGTTTAGCGATTTCGTCAACGCCTTCGCCTGCCTGCTGGCCTCTGGTGATCTGATTGACGATCTGCTGACGGGTTGTTTCCGCAACGCTGGTAATCCTGCGGCGGATCATCTCAAGCCCGATGTAGTCCAGCGCCAGCCGTCGAAAAAACTCCATGAATGATTTGCGCTCAAGGATCAGGCCCATATGCTTGCCCTGTCCGACGATGCGTTCACCGAATGCCTCGATGCCAACCTCGGCCATCTGCCGATAGATGTCAGCGATACGGCGCTCATGGTCATCAGGCAATGCAGGGGCGCGCCTTGTGGCTCTGTAGGCGGCAAGCATGGCTTCACTGGCTCTGCGTATCTCTGCCGCGAGGATGCGCCTGAAACGGCGCTCCATCATCGCCAAGAGCCGTTGTTGCCTGCGTTGCTCTTTCTGCGGGCTGCTGTCACCGATCCGCTTCATAGCCCGCAATCCGCGCCATCGCTTTCATGTCAACAGCTTCAGGCGCGCTGATCGGCTCGGACGCATCAGAAAGCGGCACCTGCCCCAGCCCGACCAAGAGAACGTCTCCGCCTTGGATTGGCTCATAGCCTTTCATGGCGCGGCGCTCGTTGATCGTCAGATCGGTTGCACGGTCAGCCATACCCCAAAGCGTGTTGCGCTTATCAGCGATGGCCGGGATCTGGTCCAGATCAGGCTTGAGATAGACGCCCTGCGGCTCGCCCAGCCATGCGTTCCAATCCTCGCCGATCATGTCCAGAAGCGGCATGACCGTATCTTCCCAGAATGCCAGCCGGGCCTCTTGGTAATTTGAATAGGTGTTGTCGCCGGGAATGCCGAGAAGCTGGGGTGGCACGCCAAGGGCAAGGCACACATCCCGCGCGGATGAATACTTTGTCTCAATGATTCCCATGTCAGCAGGGGAAAGGCCCATCTGCCGCCAATCAAGCCCGCCCTCCAGCAACAGCGGACGTCCACCATTCTGCGCGCCTTGATACTGGCTTTCCATCTGGGCTTTGAGGCGATTGAATTGATCGTCACTGAGGTCTTTATCGCCTGTCACAACAAGCGCCCCGGAAGGCCGCGCCGAGTTCTGTAGCAATGCCTGCATCCACGTCATCGACAGATTGTGCTGATCAATCGCATATGCGCCCGCTTCAATGGGCGACATGCCATACCAATCATCCAGCGGGTTGAACATCCGCAGATGCCGAACAAGCGAAGAAAGATCAGGATCAACAGGGAAGCGCACCTCGCGCCCGCCGACCTTGTAGATATATTCCTTTGGGAAGCCGTTGGCCCCCGGCACGATTTTCATGCGATCCGGGCGAAGCTGATACAGTTCCCGCACCTGACCGTTTGCCTCAACTGCTTCCTCATATCCGTTCCCTGCGATCATCAGGAAGCCGATCTTGGCGCGCATATACTGGGGGCCGGATTGCATCGGGTTGGGATTGTGCAGAAGATCCAGCAACGGATGCTCAATCAATTCTTGCTCGCTGCGCCAGACAGTCCACTTCACAGATGCCACAGCGTCAGCGATTTTATTGATAGCCTGATATGCCACGACGTTTCGGCGATATCCCTCATCTGCGAACGCAGCATAATCGCGATTTGACCAAGCTGCCTGCCCCGGATTGATAACCATTGCAGCGCCTGTTGCGCTTTCTTTGGTTTCGGGCCGTCTGAATAGGCGCGGAAATTTCATTTTTGCCCTCGTATCGGTTTCCGAAGATATAGCACGAATGGAAAAGCGGCGCTATAGCGAGCGGATTTTCAAGTCACCCTTGCGCCGGATGAGCGGGGCCAAGGCATATCTGACCGCATCCCAGCCGTGGTTCTGGGCGTCAACGATCTTGGTAGTAGGGTCGCCAGCATCGTTGACCTTGTAGCTGTAGAGCCTCGCCTCGCGCTGCATGTTGGTGCAGTCGGGGTGGATCACAATGCGCCGGAATGACCGCAGAAAGGCGATGCCGTCCTCAACGCTGCCCGGCCACTTGTCCACGGATGTCGCCATAGGCAGGCCGTGGCGCTTCATGTGACTGATGCTTTCGGGCCGCGCGTTATCCCATCTGCTCACTTGTCTCTCAAAGCCCGGAATCGCGCTAGTAACTGCTTGCGGCGTATCATCCAGTTCCAGCCCTTTGCGGAACATCTCGCGCCGAATGAATACATCCTCGCCGTTGAGCCAGCATTCGACTGCCGCAGTCGGATCTTGGGAAAAGCCAAAGTCGCCTCCGAGATATGGGCCGTCCCAATTGTCAGGCTCAAACTCTCGCACGTCAATCTTGTTATGAAAGACTTGGGCATTGCTGTTTTGCAGATACGCACCTTGCCATATGTGGGCATAGGTTGCCGGATCTAGGCGTTGCTGTTCCCGCTGACGCAGCGTTTCAAGCCCCGGCGGAAAGAACGGGTTGTCACTGTAGTTGATCTCGGTGATCAACGCATTGGCTGGGGGCGATCTGCGAAACCGATTATCAACCGGGCTGCCCTCTTCACGCGGGTTCCAGACCGCCCAGAGTTCAGATCGGGGCTGACGAAACACCGTGGCTTCCAGCGCCAGCCATGAGTTCTCCGGGATGTCCTCCGCTTCCTCAACGATGGTCAGATCAATCTTTGCCAGCGACTTGATTGACTGCTCATTCCTGCGAAGGCCGCGAAAGATGAACTCTGTGCCGTTCTTGCCCCTGATGTAGTCAATGCCGACATCATAGTGGGCAGACAGCCAAGGCACCGTAGAAATGGCGACCTTCAGTTCGGCGTGGAAACTTTCCTTGATGCTGGCCTGAAACTCACGGGTGCAGAGTATCCGCATCGGCTCTGCGTATCCCCATACAGCGGCCATGAGGGCGGCGCTGAATGACTTAGCCGATCCTCGCCCGCCGTAGAGGGCGCGATACTGCACTGAGCCTCTGGGCGGGGTGAATATGCCGATCAGCCGCCGGGGTAGACTAATCTTCGCCGTTGTCATCAGCGGCTTCAATTATGATGCGGCTGGGTGGCGTCATGCTGCCGTCGCTGGATGTGTGGTCAAGGTCGTGCTTATCCCGCTGCCCAAGCATCTGTTTGCCAAGCCAAACGAGCATTGTGGGGTTCCCATCCTGCGCTGCTTTCCACTGAGCACGGCGCAATGATGCCTTGCCTTCGTCGCTGTGCTTTTTATAGAAGTCCGCAAAACCGCCATAGCCTTCCTCCTTCAGCCTGCGGTCTAGCGTATCAACTGAGCACTCAAACACCCCTGCGCATTCCTCTGCCGTGCATTGGATGCGGACCATGTTGCGCAACTGGTCGATGTCGATCTCGACGCGAGGCCGACCGCCTTCTGGATCGCCTTTGCCCATTATGCGGCCTCCCGCTCGGCTTTGAGTTCGTCGTAGGTTTGGCCAGTGGCTTCAAGGGTGGCCTGCTCGCCGGTGAAGTCTTGCCACCGCTTGATGATGACGTCGCAGTATTTGGGATCTAGTTCCATCATGCGGCAGTCGCGGGCTGTCTTTTCGCAGGCAATCAAGGTGCTGCCGCTGCCGCCGAATAGGTCAATCACCTCATCGCCCTGCTTGCTGTTGTTTTGCAAGGCGCGCTGCAAAAGCGATACTGGCTTCATGGTTGGGTGAAGCCCTTCGCGCTCAACGGGATGACGCCATATAGTCTGCTCTTTTTGCCCACCATACCAAGTGGGGCTTTTACCTGTTTTGTGGCAATACAAAAACGCCTCATAATTTGGCTTGTATTGCGCGCCCATAGCATGAAACCCAACGTTACCCTTATCCCAGATCAACCAATTCCTGACCTCCAACCCGACACCAGATAGACCAGCCAAGGTCTCTGCCGATCGGTTTATGGCGAAGAAAATATACATGGCAGCGCCATCTTTTGAGAAAGCAGACGCACAGGATATGCTATCAAGGAAAAGCTGCGCTAAATCATCGCCGCGCAAATCGTCTGCCTTGATCATTTCAGCGGAATTCTTGCCAGCCTTTTTGCCTGCTGAATACATGCTGCCCTTTACGCCAACGAAGCTGACCCCATAAGGCGGATCAGTCAAAACCATATCCGCCTTCCGCCCATCCATCAGCTTATCCACCGCGTCGATGCTGGTGCTATCCCCGCACATCAGCCGATGCCGCCCTAGCAGCCACACATCGCCCTCAACGGTGACGGGCTGGTCTGGCACCTCTGGCACGGCGTCCTCATCGGTCAGCCCTGCGGTTGGCTCCTCTGGGAACAGCGCACCGATCTCGGCTTCGTCGAAGCCCGTCAGCGACAGGTCAAACTCCAAGTCACGCAGTTCTCCAAACTCGACGCGCAACATTTCATCATCCCAGCCAGCGTTCAGCGCAAGTTTATTATCCGCAATGACATAGGCCCGCCGCTTGGCTTCGCTCCACCCTGTAGCCGTCATGCAGGGAACATCCACAATCCCCAGCTTCTGCGCTGCCATGATGCGACCGTGGCCTGCAATGAGGTTGCCTGCCTCGTCGATCAGCACGGGCATAGTCCAGCCCCATTCCCTGATGGATGCTGCGATCTGCGCCACCTGTGCATCGCTGTGGGTTCTGCTGTTGCGCGCGTATGGGATCAGGTCAGCCACCTTGCGGCGCTCAACCTTATCTGCGGGCCATTCGATTTTGTCGCTCATACGACCTCCAATTCCTGCGTATTCTATGCGTTCTGTGCAAATCTAGCAACCAATCCCTTTGCATGGTCACTTGTTGCCCACCAGAGCGGCTCCATTCCGCCCGTCCTGTTGTCGTCAACGTTGCAGCGACAAATGCCGTATTCATATCTCACCCGGTTGGTGTGACCGATGACAGCGTTCTTGGTCAGGTCGATGACCTCCCCTGCTGCTCTGCATGTCCAGCCTTCGTTTTCGACCAGATGCAAGGCCAAGAGGATGCGCTCGTCGTCTTCACGGGTTCCGCGCTTGGGCTTCATCGTGCGATTTCCCCTGCGATGGCTGTATATCCGGCGTCGTCAATCGCATTTTCAGAGTTGGTGGGGTTCCCCTTGGCTCTGGCCTTCTTGAACAGGCTCATCATCTGGGCCACGTCGTAGGCGTCGATAGGGGCTGTGAGGCGCTCGTTAAGCCACCATGTCCAGACTGCGGCGATCTGTGCGAACGAATCTTCTGCGTCTCCGTGGGTCGCGGCCCGGTCCTTGGTGATATACTGGTTTGCCGTCTCAAGAATTTCTGTTCGGAGCATATTGCAGCCGTCCTTTTGCTGTGGTTTATGGGGTGCGGGGCGGCACCGATGTGCATGCGAAACAGTCGAATGCCAGCGGACGCGAGACCGAATTGCGCCAAACAATTTCAATCTATGCCGCCCCACGATCTCACTTATCAAAAGCCCCCTCGTCAATCATCCGCTTTGCATTGAGCACAACCATGGTCCGCCTTGTGTTTTCCTTTTTGCGTGTGACGCCTCGGAAAAAAGCATTGAGAAACTCAGGGCTGCTCGGCTCGACTACCACGCCCGACAGCTTGGAACAGACCGGGCACTCGAAGTGCAC